CATATCTTTTAATTGTTTAGCAAATATAATAATATTATTTTCAATATTGCAAATTTATTTTACAAAGATTACATTAGTTTGACAATTGACTGTAATAATTCATTCGCATAATATAGCTTTTCGTCAATGATTTCTTTCACATCTTCTAATTCTATGTGTGCTATGAACAAATTATGTGTTGATGGCATACGTTTGTCGTACGAAACAAAATAACCAAATTCAACTGCACTTGCAATCATACCCAATTGCATTTGCCAATAGTATTCGGGGTGTATTTTTAGCAAATCTTCAGCACATTTGATTGACCTATTCTTTAAATGTATGCCACTATTAAAAGGATTCTTTATTTCTACCAAACAATTACTACCAAGTGCATCAGGTGAATAACCCGAATACTCACCATAGGGAATAAACGTATAAGTTTCACCCCCGTAGTAAGTGTAAAAGTCATCTTGGTTGTGTTGGAATACTTCGAATGCTTCTTTTTCGTTTTCTGTACCCCAAGTTAATGCTTCACCCCAAATTGGTTTGCGAATACCAGTTAGCAATTCACTTGCTTTTTCGTAGACAAATGACTTTGCCGTTTCCGAAAGGTACTCCGATTTGTTTCTCGGAGTACCCATTAGCTTGTGTATGTCACTTGCCGTAAATCTACCTTCACGTACTGCTAACCATTCGCTTTCGTTATTTGTTATTGTAATTTCCATAAGTTCAAATCAAAATTTCACTTTGCTGCTATAAGCAACTTTTTGTTTTCTGCACTTATAGTGTATTTACGTTCGATATCTTCCATTAGTCCACCCGTTTGTAGATGTTCTTTTGCCTTTGCCCAATTGCTATGCTTTGGGTTTAAGTCTTCTTTCTTTGCAGCTGGTGGGGCTGGTGGTTTGGCTACATTATTAGTTGCACTATTACCATCGTCATCATCGTCAATATTCAAGTTTAAAATTGAAGTTAAACTATATCTACGTGCATAACTCACACCCGATCCGATTTGTTGTGCGTTGGTAGAATCTTTGCATACAATGTCATACACACTTTCTAACATTTGCCCCGTTTCAATGTGAATTAGTTTGGTTACAACACAATTGTTTACTACTGGCTGCACAATCAATAACCCATTCTTTTTAAGTATAGGGGTAATGACTGTCAAAATGTGTGGCAAACTTGCATAGTTTACTTTGCGTTTAGCATCACTAAAAAATGGATTGTTTGAATCCTTGCTAATCTTCGGACATTCTGCCTGAAAATTGCTTACTGAATTAAATAGTTCTTTCATAGTTTATTTTCTGTTATTAATTTGTCAATAGAATCACACAAAGAAAATTGTGCAAAATCTTCCATAATTGCCCACATAATATGTGTAGTTGGTGAGCCGTCTTCGTCTTCTTCATAATGCGTAAACTCATCGACTAAATCTTCATCGTTTTCTATTAGTAAACTTTTTACTAATTCTTCGTCAAATTCATAGTCGTTAAAACCATCAAAGAAATGTAGTTTGCCTTCGTAAAAGTTTGCACTCATTTGCAGCTTTTTTAAACGCACCAAATTCTCATCCATAAGATTAATTATTGCCTTCATTGATAATGTCGATTGCGGTGTTTAAAATGATTAATACCTTCGGTTGTATAACATTCCCGTTTAGGTATTTACGAACAGTAGGCATTGATATGCCAGTACGAGCAGACACCTTAGACACAATGCCGTGCTTCTTGTGTAGTTTGATTTGTTTTAAAATTTCTTGTATATCCATAGCACAAATATACAAATAGTTTTCAATATAACAAATAATTTTACAAAATAATTTACTTAAATAAGTTTGCAGCAAAATAATCTGCTACGTTTTGAGATAATTCGTTAATTCTTTTTTGTGTTAACGTAGGTTTTATGAATGGTCTTGCCTTTGTACCACCAGCATAAATGTTTTTACTAATCTTTCGTGCAACTACACTTTCAATTCTTTTATCAAATGCACTTTTGAATGCACCATAACGTCTTTTTTCTTTCATCCATTGAATTAAAGATTTTGCAGATACCATAGTACCAGGTGCTTGTCCTTCTTCAACGTCAATCCAATACTCATTCATTGTGATTATTAGCTTTTCGCCTTTTGACGTGGGTTCAATTGTCGGTTGTATGTTAGCCGATAATGAACCACTTGCATTTGATTTGTTGTTTTTTAACTTGGTGCGTAGTGCTGCAATTAACTTGTTTCCCCAATCTTGGATAATAGAATTTACACCACTCGATTTGATTTCTTCGGTGATATTTTGTATTCCAAGTCCTTTGAGGAAATCAGGTTCTTTCGCCATTAGTAAATCAAACTAAAATCTATAATTTCACCATCTTTGAAATATGGTATAACTTTTAACCAATATGCTTTTGGTACAACTTGACAACCAGCACTCCAATTATCAATAAAATTACCTAACCCAGCTTGGTGAAAGTTGATGCCAAACAAACCCTTTTGAATTACCTTCTCATCTAAATTGCCATCTTTGTTTCCGTCACGGAATATTTGAATAGCTTTGATTTGTTGAAAGTATGGCATACCTAACCAAAGAGATTTCCAATTTGAAGACGTTTTAAACTGGTGTGATCCAACTACATATTGTGAACACGCAATTGCCGTTCCCATTACTCCACCATAGGTAATAGGGTTTTGTATGTAGTGCTTACCAGCAGTTGTTGAACACGGGAATACTTCTGCTATCTCACCATTAACCCACAACACCCCAAAGTCGTCAAAAGTATTAGTTAGTTTTTTGTCGCATCGTACCCACGTTATTCCTTTGGTTTGGTTAAAAACATACTTCTTTAATTCTGTTTTTGTCTTGTCGCCTATGATTCCGTCAACTACCAAGTTGCACCCGAACCTATTTAAATATTGTTGTACTTGTTTCATCGATTAATCTTTTTAAATACCATTCTGCCTTTTGCAAATCTTCAACACCACCCTTTCTGTCAAATCGCCAAATGTACTTTTGTATATTGCCTTTCAAATAACCTTTGAATGCTTCTTTACTCATTGAACTTTTGATTGCTTCTATGCACTCAATACTACCTTCGTAGTGCGCTGGTTTATTTACTTTATCCATTTTTTACAAAAGTCGTCAAAATCTAAGTCAATTACAAATGTGTGTCCACTTATGTAATGTATTTCAGTATAGTCCCAATGTTGGTTGGCTGCAATAATATAACCAGTATCAAGAATTGCATCTTCTAAAAACTCACACGCTTGTTCTTTGTCTTCGTAGACTGAATCAGCGAGTATAACGATATGACATTTAATTTTAGGCACGATATGTAAATGCAGTTAATATTGATTGTTCTTGTCCATTAATTATTTTTCGTTCAGGGCAAATCTCTAACCATCTTCCACCCAAAGGTTTTGGGGTTGCACCTCTCTCTACGTGCCATCCACCAAGTCCACTATTGTATTCTTCTTTATATGTTGCAGTACGAACCATTAAAATGTTACGAAGTCTAATATTGTTTTGATTATCCAAACATTCATTAGTATAAACTACCTCGTTACATTCGTGAACGTGTCCCATCCATATCATATCTGCACCTTCTATAAATGTTGACATTCTATTGAATTGTATTACACCACGTGTAACTGGTCCACCACCACCAGAGCCGTGAAAATATTTTATTTTAAATGCTTTACGAATTGTTTTCCTATCTACAAATTGATAAATTATCCACCCACCATAACCACCCGCTTGTATTTCAGTTCCACATTCACGATTAAGTCCAAAAACAAATCTTTCTATAACGTCTGTTTCTTGCCTTTTAATAATGTTTGTTTCGTGATTTCCATATCCAACAACTTTAATAATTTTTGCATAAGGTTTAAACCAATCAATTGCAGTATTCACAACTGCATCTAAATAGTTATTTACGTTGTGTTCAGGTCTTATGCTATCTTTACTTTTTCGGGGATCGTATGCACCTTGCATCAAACAAAATGTATCGCCGTTTAAATGTACATCGTAATTACCAGCAAGTGCTAAATCTAAATGTTTTTTCAATAGTACCCTATCACACTTGGGGTTATCCCAGTGCAAATCCGAGAGTAAAAGAACCTTTTTATTTTCAAAAGGTATGACAAATTTATGTACGTTGTTTTTCATTTGAAGATGTAAAATATAGTCACAATTATTGCATAAAATGTGACTGTGTAAAATCGTTCTTTGACCACTTTATTTTCTTGTTCAACTTCACAAATTCCAAATTGCAAATCTGTAATCGTACTATCTAAAAATTCTATGTGGTTACTATCGTTTTGAATCTTTGCCTTAAAGATTCGGTTTTCTTCACGTGCTTTTGCACCTTTAATCAAATAAAGGTTTACGTTCTTGACTGTCGATGAATCTATGCAAATTGATTGCCCTTTGCAAAAACTCGGTGCTATAAAAAGAATCACGCAAATGTATTTCGATAGTGTCATATTTAACTTTTAGTTTTTCTTTTTCTTTGATGATGATTTTTTCTTTGTAGTTGTAAAGTGTATCAATACTGCGAGTGGTATTGTTATTATTAACACCACGCTGCAATAAGATAAACAATATGCTACAAAGGAATATCGCAATAAGACTCCAAATAAGGTACTTCAACATTGATTTCAACTCCATATCCCGCTAATATATCAGCTTTGTTATCCATTATTGCCTCTGCATTTCCATTCACACTAAAAAACACTTCATCTTGGTAGGTGTTGCGTTT